CATGTGAACGAAGCCAGGACAGTCGAAGAGTACATCGAAAAAGCAAAGAAGCAGGGCAATGCACTTATTGACCGCAAGATTCGAGAGTCTCAGACGTGAGTTCTCGAACTTCTGCGACAATTCGATTCCAACCGCACAGCGAACCGTAAGAGAGTTTGCTGAGGATGAAATCGTCTGCCCTCCTGGCGGTCCCCGCGAGAATGAGCCGTTCACGATCGAGGCCCAGCCGTTCGCCGGTCTGCTGTTCGATTCAATTGAATCCGGTCAGTTCCATCGCTATGCGATCACCGGTCCCCTGCAGAGCGGCAAGACGTTTCTGTTGATCATCGTCTGCATGTGGCATTTGTTCGAAGTCGGCGAAAATGTGATCTATGGCATCCCGCAAATGGAGATGGCCATGGACAAATGGCGGCGAGATTTCTTGCCCGTCATCATGAACAGCCGCTATCGGGATATGCTGCCGACGACGGGGGCCGGGAGTGAGGGGGGCAAGTTCGACTCGATCACCTTCAAGAACGGCAAGACTCTCAAGTTCATGTCCGCGAAGGGCGGCGACGAAAAGCGATCGGGGGTTACTAGCCGTGTCCTGATCATGACGGAAGTCGACAAATACGACGAAGCGTCGGAAACGTCTCGTGAGTCTGATCCTGTGTCGCAGATGATCGGCCGTCTGGAAGCGTTCGAACTGACGGACAGTGTTGTCTACATGGAATGCTCGGTCTCGTTCGACACCGGGCGAATCTGGGTGGAATACAACGCGGGGACTGCTTCACGGATCGCGACTCCCTGTCCGTACTGCTCGGCTCACGTGACTCTCGAGCGCGAACACCTCTTCGGGTGGCAGGATGCCCAGAACGAAGTCGAGGCGCGCGACAACGCGCACTTCAAGTGCCCCGAATGTACCCATCGTCTGGACGATGATGATCGCGTCGAAATGAACAAGCGGGCTGTTCTGATTCACAAGAATCAGGAGGTCACTGCTGACGGGAAAGTCGTGGGGCCCGCGCCGCAGACATTCACCCTCGGGTTTCGCTGGAACTCGTCAAACAATCTGCTGAAGTCCGCGAAGGATCTCGGTTGGAAAGAATGGAAGTCGCGGGTTGATCCGGACGAAGACAACAGCGAACGGAAGCTGCTGCAATTCACCTGGGCCAAGCCCTGGAACGGCGAATTGAATTCGTCGGGGATCACTCCAGAAATTGTGGCTGCGCGGCTGAACTTCTTGGTTCAGATCTGGATTCACCCAGACAATAAGGAACGGTTCTATCAGGTACCGGAAGACACGGAGACGCTTGTCGTTCAGGTCGACTTGCACTTCCGCTGGCACTATTACACGGTTTATGCCTCGGCGCGGAATCCGAATCCGGCATGGAAGCCTGGCGCGGTGTCGCTGGTAACAGGCAAGCCGATCCCTCGATGGCTGGAGCCGCATTACTCCGTGATCGACTATGGGGTCTGGAATAACCCCGATCGCAAGATTCTCGGTCCGGAAGGGGCGATGACGGCCGGTCTCGATCTGCTCGGCGAGGATCTCGAGAACCGCCGATACATCACGGATGGCGGCCGAATTGTCGATGCCGATGGCGGGATGATCGATTCGAAGTTCCATCAGGACATTGCCCTGAAGTTCGCGACATCCGCGGGCTCGTTCTGGAGTCTGTCGGCCGGTAAGGGCCGCAAGGGCTCTGACGGGCTGGATAAGTACATTCCTCCGAAGGAGCGGACTGCCGAGTTGCGGCCAGGCGATCACTTTTACTATTCGCTGCAGCCGCCGAACAAGAACGCGAACAGTCAGCAGTGGTGGCTAATCTTCTACGATACCCCCCACTTTATGCATAAGGTTCATGCCGGCTTCGTGGCGGTTCCCTGGCTGACGAATCCGGACGGGGTTGGCTTCAGTGAGACGCGTAGGCCCGGGTCAATCACCCTCTGGGGCGATGACCCTCATCTTCATCTGCGGAATGTCGATGCGACGATTCCCAAGTCGAACTTCGGGACGCAGATCTGCGGTTGGACTTGGTCGGAAATCAAGTCGAAGAAGAAGGGCGGCGGCGTTCAGGTTGGGTGGAATAGCCAGTATCACGAAGATCATTGGCTTGATACGACATATGGGGCTCAAGCGGCAACTGGTGCCGTTTACCGATATGCCCCCCGGTTTCAGCCGAAGATTGTCCATCGCCCTACGGAGCGCGGGCAGGCCTTCCAGAATCCTGGTGGCGAGAATTATCTGATCACAGAGAGGTAGGTTATGTCAGAACTGTCCATTCAGAATGAACTGAAGAGATTGAAAATCCGCAAATTGCAGGCGGAATTAGATCTTATGATGATTGAAGCTCGCGAATTGGAAATCCGAAACACGAAGGAAATCCATCTGAATATGACGCTCGGCGAATCCATCTTTGTTCCTCTGTGTCCTATTCGTGGAGCGGCACAGGGGCACGCCCCTGATCAGGAAAGGGCTCGCGCTGAATCTGAAATGAACCGATGTTCGGCCGCTCCTCCATTCACCGGCGAGCGATTCGCGCAGGCCAGAGAACTGGATGCGCGAATTCAGTTCATTCAGGGAACACTCAAGGGACTAAGGGGTGCCTTGAGTGACGAGACGCAATGTCTTGCAGATGAGCTTCGCAGGGCGATCGAAGCAATTTCTCACGAGCAGCGAGTTCAGTTGTGCAGGACAATCATTTCGGACTTGTCCTATGAACTCGAATCGCTTGCGATCAAGTTCTCGCAGGTCTAAGTTCTTTTTTTTCAAAACGAAGGGGCGATGTAAATGGGTAGACCGCGTCGAAATTCTGGGATTGGACCTGGTGACTTGGCTGACGAACCAGTCGAGGGCGGGGACGTTGCGCTCGAGTCTCAGACTTCGACGTCGGCTCCCCCTCCTGAGGATGGCGAAGGGGCCGCGCCTCCAAAGGAGACAGACGGGGATCCAGTCCTCAAGATGAAGTTCGAGGATCACAAGACTGAGATTACGGTGCCTGACGGTCCCATCGCCGCACAGATGGCGGCGAATGCGGCTGCCGTGCAAGACTTCATCGACTCGCTAACGCTGCAAGTGCCACTCGCACCGGCAAATACAGAAGGGCGTTTGCTTCGGAAGCTTGAGGTTTCCCTCAGCGTTCCACAGCGCGTGATGGTCATGAAGATCTTCGAGGCCTTGCACAATGGCGGTCACAAGACGGCGAATGGTCGGCATGTGGACAAAAAGCAGCACGTCTTCCAGTGGATGCTAGATCAGTTGATTTTGGCAGAAGAACGCGCGAAATCGCCGCCGACTGCCGAAACTGCGACAAAATAATTCTGGCCAGTCTGTATCTGAAAAAACGACTATTGGCATGTTGACAAATCGATCAGTTGCTATTTTGTCAGCATGCCATACGTCGACAGCAACAGCACTTACACCGAAGTCCGCAACGCCATGTTGGATAATGCCAACTGGTTAGTTGAAGGCGACTTGACGAAAGCCAAGTTGTTCGCCAACGCCGCGCGCGTCTGGCAACTGGGCTGGGCGTTCGATCGTTCGAAGACTGGTCCGTCTGAGCAGGAGCTTGCTCAACTTAACAGGCTTACGGACGACTTCTTGAAGCAGGCCGAGGCCTTCGTCGCTGCGAATGCGACGACTGGCCCGACGAGTGCCAATGCAACTCGACTATCCGTTAGCAACTTCAGGGGTTACAGATAATGGCCGCCATGAAGTTTGGACAGGTGTCTGAATGGCACAATCAAGAACATGCTCGGTACCAAGCGGCTACCGAAAACAAGCTGAAGCGCAAGCGGATCATTCCAGCGAACGGAGCGCCCGGGGACTATCATCTTCCTGGTGGCGACTACCTGAAGATCATGGAATACGCGCGGGCTATGGATCGCGACGACGCGATCATGCCATCGATCCTGACGCGTGCTGAAATCAACACGATTCAGGACGGATTCGGCCTGGACTTCGACACCGGCGAGAAGGGCTTCGATCAGGAGCTACTCGGCGGCTGGTGTGAGTGGGCCGAGGATCCCGCTCTGTGTGATGTCTCGCAGGAGCTTGCGTTCTCCGAAATGGAATCGCTGTTGCTTCGCCAGTCTTGGGTCGACGGGGATCATTGGGCTTACCTGACGGACGATGACAATATCCAGATCTTCGAAGGGGATCGGCCGCGAAGCCCGTTCAGCGTTGGTGATCGCTATATCGTCAACGGTGTCGAGTTGGACGAAAACCGCCGGGCTGTTGCGGTTCATCTGACGAAGGCGATCCTTGGTCTCACACAGCAGTATCGGTTGAGCGGCGACGATCTCTATCAGGTTCCGATTCGCGACGACGATGGTTTGCGGCGAATGCTGCAAGTCTATACTTCGCCGAAGCGTGCGACTCTGACTCGTGGCATGTCCGTCTATCAGAACCTATTCGAGTTCGGGACGATGCATGACGATACGCAATTCGCGGCGCTGCTCAAGCAGCAGCTTCAGAATGCGGTCATCTTTACCGAAGACATGAAAGAGGGCGACAACGGCCCTGCAACGAACTTCGGTCCCAAAGACGAAGAGGCCATCGTTCAAGATGGGTCGGAAGTCGAGAACATTCAGGGCATGGGCCCGGCGACAGTGGTTCGCAATCGAAACGGCCGCGCCCTGAAGCCTTCGCGGAACTCAGCGCCTGGTCCGGATTACGAAGCTCACATCAAAATGATCCTGACGATCATGGGCGTGAACCTCGGGATGCCGCTGGTTCTGTGCCTGATGGATGCGAAGGAGACGAACTTCTCTGGCTGGCGCGGGGCGTTCGATCAGGCCAAGATGGGCTTCATTCGAAACCAGAAGCGACTGATCAGCCGGTTCCATGATCCTGTTCTGAAGTGGCATCTGAGCCGCCGCGCCGAGAAGGATACGCGGTTCGCCGTCATGATGACGAAGCTGGTCAATAAGGCGAAAGCCGCCGGCCGTCAATGGTACAAGTGGCATCGACCTTCCTGGCCATATGTCAATCCGATGGAAGATGCTGGGGCGAGCCTGATTGCGGTGGCGAACTATCTGGAAGCGCCGTCGACGAATATGTCCAAGAATGGATCGGATTATGAGCGGGAAATGACCCGCGGCATGAACGATCGTGACTTTGCCATGCGAGCGGCCATCGATAAGGCGAACGCCATCAATGCCGATTTCCCTGATCTTATGCCAAAGCCAACGTGGCAGGACTATTACACGCCGCTTGCTCCAAAGCATGTCACGATGACAATCAGTGAGCCTCGAATGGTGGATGAACCGCCGCCTGTGAAGACAGCGCCGGCAGGGGGTAAAGCGTAATGAAACGAGACGTTAAGCCGCTCGAACTGGCCAGTCTGGTTCGCGAGTTTCCGCATATCGGCATCGATCAGTATCTGACGACGCTCTGGGCGATGGATGAAGATGTCTTCTTCAAACATTACACCGCCCTGACCGAAATGAACTTGCTCGCTCATGCGGCAACCGGTCAGCAGAAGTCGGCAGCCGATGTCAGCCAGCCCGATCGCAGTGGGATCGTGCGAATCGACATTTCCGGCACAATGACGAAGCAGGGCTCGAGCCTTTCGTCTGCTGGTTCGACGGTCCGAATCCGAAATGCAGTTCGCCAGGCGAATAACGATCCGAACGTCGAAGCGGTTCTGTTTGTCATCGATTCGCCAGGCGGTGCGGTGTCTGGAACTGGTGACTTGGCCAGGGACATGGCGACTTTGTCGGCCAACAAACCGACGATGACGCTTGCCGAGGATCTGATGGCTTCGGCCGGTCTGTGGGTTGGCCTGCAGACTCGCAAGGTCTATGCGAATACTCCCAACGCCGTCATTGGCTCGATGGGTGTTTTCATCGGCCTGTACGATCTGTCCGGAATGGCCGCCCAGAAGGGGATCAAGCCGATCGTCATCAAGACTGGTGAGTTGAAGGGGGCGGGCTTCCCTGGAGCCGAAGTCAGCCAGAAGCAGTTGGATATGTGGCAGAACTTGGCTGACGAGACCCTCGGTCAGTTCAAGGCTGCTGTAACTGCGAACGGCCGAAAGTTCACTGAAGGGCAGATGGCTGAAATTCTTCGAGCGGGGGTGTATTCCGCTCAGCAGGCGATCGGCTTGGGGCTGATCGACGGTGTTCGCAGCTATGACGACGCTGTGTCGGAACTGCGATCGATGATTCCCACCAAAAAAAGGACAGGTGCGAGGATGGATGACAATGTGCCCCAAGCGGCCACGCTTGGACAATTGCGAATTGCATGTATGGGCGCAGGCGCTGAGTTCCTGCTGCGCATGCAGGATCAGAATGCGACTGTCGAACAGGCTTCGAAGGCCTGGTCCGAACAGCAGAACAACAACATCGTTGGCCTGACTGCGAAGATTGGCGAACTGAACGATCAACTCACCGCGGCGAATGCCAAGATTGCCGAGTTGACTGGCCAGGTCACCACCCTGACCAGCGAAAAGGCGACGGCCGATGGAAAGGTCACCTCTCTGACGGCGGATCTGGAGACTGCTCGCAAGGCCGCTGGCCAACGGCAGAGCTTCAAGCCGCTGCCGACAGGCGGCGCAACCTCTCCTGCTCCTGTTGCTGTCGCTGTCGCCAACAGCGGCTTGGGGACTGGTCCCTATGCCCAGCAGATGGAAACGGCCATCAAGGCGAAGATGGAAAACGGTCTGAGCCGGTTGGCCGCAACATCTGCAGTTGTGGCAGAGAACCCCGAACTTCAACAGAACTATCTGGACGAAGTCAACAAGCGATAGGTAACAGCGGGGTAACCCTCCGCATCAAGGCGGTGTCTGTTTTCAAGTTCTGATCTCAAAGCAGGGGCTTTTCTCATGTCTCAGTGGGTGGATACTCATTCCAAGGGTTTCCCGGCGGGAGCGGCAATGGTCGCTTACAGCCGAGTGATCCTGACGGCAGGTTTGCTGCAGTTGGCCGGTGCCAGCGACGTCGACATTGGTTGCACCAATGAAGACAATTTCGCGACGACTGACGGCACGGAAACCTTCCCAAGTGGTTACCAGGACGTTGGCGTTCGACTGCGAACGGCCATGGGTACCGCGAAGTTCATCGCGTCTGGAGCGATCACGAAGGATAACCCGATCTATGCCGCCGCAAGCGGTAAGGTTGCGGCTTCTGGATCAGTTCTGGTTGGAACGGCTCTCGAAGATGCGGCCGATGGGACCGTGTTCGAAGGCCTTCGCATCAGCCAGGCTTCGAATAGTGCGTCGGCCGGCGGAACAACGTCTTCGACGTTCGAAGTCGATACCGATGCGACGACTCCGAAGATCGCTCTGGCCGGGCAGACGGGCGGGACTGGTGACTACACCACAACGCTCGTTCCCGAGGCGACTCTGTCTGGTGACAACACGATCATCGTTCCCGAAGCGAACGGCGATGTTCTGGCGGCGCTGGCCTTGGCTCAGCAATTCTCGAACAAGTCGATCGTCGAATTGAGCGAAATTGTCGCCGCCACAAACGTCATTTTGGCTTCCGAGTCGGGCAAGACGTTCTACTTGAATTCGGCAACCGAATTCGTGTCGACGTTGCCAGCGCCGGCTCTGGGCCTGAACTTCACGTTCATCGTCTCGGCTGCTCCTTCGGGTGCCAGCTATACGATCGTGACGAACGCCAGCGCCAACATCATTAAGGGTAATGTGGTTACCTCCGAAGATGCGGCTGGCGACTTCGAAACCTCCGGTGCCGATACCATCAGCTTTGTTGATGGTCAGGCAGTGGCAGGCGATATGGTGGTCGTGCATTCGGACGGAACTAACTGGTTCGCTTATGGGCGAAGCAAGGTTGCGGCCGGTATCACGTTGACGACTGCCAGCTAAGCGTTCCGGTAGCAGGCGCGGGGGGATTCGGCCGATGAACCCCGCTGCCTTTTCTTCTTGTTTTTCAGTCTCGCTACCGGGAATTAAAGGGTTCCCGCAATGCCGTTTCCTTCTCAATCCCTTTCGACACTCCGTCCGGATCTCGGAACTGTGATGGAGTTCGACTTGGAACGAAATCGTCTCGGGCTGATCGCTTACCAGGTTCTGCCAATTCTCCAAGTGGGGTTGGCGGCGGGTAACTTCGGCCGAATCCCGGCTAGCCAACTGGGTAAGCTCAACAATGTCGAGCGAACCAAGACTGGCGGCTACAACCGCATCAACTTCAACTTCCTCCAGGACTCGTATGCGACTCGCGAATACGGTCT